ACGTAACTACCGCAAAGAGTATGATAACTACCACGGTAGACCAGAACAGATTAAAAAACGAGATAGCCGTAATGCGGCACGTAACGCTCTAGTAAAGACAGGGGCTGTTAAAAAAGGAGACGGAAAAGATGTGGCACATAAAAATGGTAATCCAACAGATAACCGACGTACTAACCTTGCCGTACAGCCTAAGTCTCAGAATCGCTCTTTCGCCAGAACGTCAACAGCACGTAAGAAAAATCCTCGTGCGTAGATTAGGGTGGACACTTCTTGCAATGGGCAAGCCCTTTACCCGCATTGGCAACTGGTTCTGGCGGTTACATCGCACTGTACTAAAGTGGATTGATTAATGAGTATCACAAGCTATCCAGAGTTAGTGACTTTCGGTGGTGGGGTAGGTAATTATCCTTACTACCTACAGGTATCCCGTGGTCTAGTTGATGGACATGAGCGTGTATTCAAGTTTGGTTACAACGGCGAGATACAAAACGTAGAAGAAACCATCTGGGATACAGGTGGTATATATGTGTATCCATCTACCGCACTTGCAATGACAGCTACCAGCGCAAGCGGTGCTACAGATAGCGGTGTGCAAATAACTATACAGGGTTTGGATGCAAGCTATAATGAAGTATCCGAAGAGGTAACACTCAACGGCTCTGGAACAGCTACGACTACACAGACTTACCTACGTGTTTACCGTGCCTTTAATTCTGGCAGTACAGCCGCAGTAGGCAATGTTGGCATCTCTAATGGCGGCACTACGTATGCACTAGTTGCCGCTGCAGAACAGCAAACTCTAATGGCTCTATGGACTGTACCTGCTGGTTACACAGCTTATCTTTTTCAACTTGATGTTACTGCCTTTACAGAACAGAATAACAAAGTTGCTACCATTCGTATGGTAACACGAGAACTTAATGGCGTGTTCCGTACTCAAAGTAAATTTGATATGGATGCTGGTGTGTATTCGCAAACTATACAAGCACCCCAACCTATTCTTGAAAAGACAGACATTGAGTTTCGTGCAGTAGCTTCCAGTAGTAATGCTGACCTAAAACTTGCCGCAGCGTTTGACATTGTATATATAGAGAACACAGCACCATGACAACAAAGAATCGCACTGTAGCTAAACTACTTACCGCAAGTAATGTTGACTTGTACACAGTCCCTGCTAACTTTGAAGCTAACATTAAAAGTATCTACGTAAATAATGCATCATCTAGTGCAAGAACATTTAGCCTAGACTATTATGATGCACAGAACACTACGTATCACACACTAGCTGAGACAGTTAGTATGCCCCCTAATTCGATGCTACAGATTACCGAAAGTCTGTGGTTCTATAAGGATGATAAGTTTCGTGGACTTGCAAGTGCAACTGATTCAATTACAGTTGTATTTAACATAGAAGAAACATTCATACCCCAGAGGAGTTAAAGGAGATATGCCCCTAACAACAAAAGGTTCTAAGATTAAATCTGCCATGACAAAGAAATATGGGGAGAAAAAGGGTGAACAAATCTTCTACGCAAGTGCCAACAAAGGAACAATTACAGACGTGGAGAAAAAGCAAAAACTTGCGAAAGGTGGGGCAGCTAGAAAAACTAGCAAACCGGCGAAGTCTAAAGCGAAGGGCAAAAGTAGAGTTAATGAAGCTGGCAACTACACTAAGCCCACACTAAGAAAAAGATTATTTGAAAAGATTAAAGCTGGTAGCAAAGGCGGTAAGCCCGGTCAGTGGTCTGCACGTAAAGCGCAGATGTTAGCTAAAGCGTATAAAGCTGCAGGAGGCGGCTATAAATGATAGCAGAAACATTAGCGGGTATTGCACTTGTAAAGAGTGCAGTTGATGGCATTAAATCCGCTATTGGCACTGCACAAGACATCGGTGACATTGCGGGTCACATTGATAACCTGTTTGAAGGCGAAAGCCAGACACAGAGGGCACGTAATAAAAAGTCAGGTGTCAATCAGTTTAATATAAACTCTGTAGCTAAAGAAACTATAGATGCAAAGATTGCTGCAGAGAAACTGTATGAAGTTTCTGTAATGGTAGACCAGCGGTTTGGTCATGGTACGTGGGCTGGTATTGTAACAGAACGTGCCAAGCGAATACAGGAAGCTAAAGAAGCTGCTTTTGTTGTTAGAAAAGAAAAAGCACTAAAGCAAGAAGAGATGATGGAAACAATAAAGATGACAGCTATTGTGTTAGGTGTTATTTCTGTGATTATTGCAGCGGTCATAGGTATGTTTTTGTCAGCAGCGATAGCTATGATATTATAATAATTACTTGACAAACTCATTTTAGCGTGGTATAACTGTCTTATGTTAAAGAAGTCACAAAAAAGTTTAAAGCAGTGGACTAGACAAGATTGGGGAACCAAAAGTGGTAAACCTTCAACTCAAGGACCAAAAGCAACAGGCGAGCGATATCTTCCCGCATCAGCTATTAAAGCCCTCTCACCTTCTGAGTATGCGTCCACAACGGCTGCTAAAAGAAAAGGAACTGCTGCTGGTAAACAACATGTCAAGCAACCTAAAAAGGTACAAGCTAAGACATCGCAGTTTAGACGAGGTGCATAATGCTTAACTTATTAATAGGACCAATCTCTGAACTAGCTGGCACATGGATGGCTGGCAAGGTAGAAGAGAAGAAGGCACAAGCTAAGACACGTGTAGCAAAAGCTGAAGCTGAAGCTATTGTCATGCAGAAGAAAGCTACTGGTGAGATTGACTGGGATTTGGAGATGGCTAAAGGCAGTCAGTCTTCGTGGAAAGACGAGTGGCTTACTGTACTATTTAGTATCCCACTTGTATTAGCTTTCATTCCCGGTATGGAAGAGGTAGTTAAGAATGGCTTCGCAAGACTTAATGAAATGCCTGAATGGTATCAGTATTCCTTGGGAGTTATCGTTGCCGCTTCTTTTGGAGTTCGTTCAGCTACAAAATTCTTCGGTAAGAAATAATGAGTGTAGAGACTTTTCTAAAATGGAAGATACTACCACGGTTTATGATGCTGGCTAGTACCATAATGTCGTGGCGTTGTGCTGAATGGTTCATGGCTTTACCAGACCCAACAGGCGCACAGTCAGCTTTCGTATCCGTAGTGATGGGCGTTATGACTGGCGTATTTGGTATTTGGATGGGTCACGAACACAAGGGTGATAAGTAATGAAGTACGACAAACAGGTATTTGTAGATAAGTTAGTTTCTCACGAAGGTTTAGTCCTTACAGTCTATCAAGATACATTGGGTATCGACACTATTGGTATTGGTAGGAACTTAAAGGACAGAGGAATAACTGAGGAAGAATTAAACTATATGGGTGTACCCTCTATTGAAGCTGTGTATGAACACGGCATATCAGAACTAGGTGCATACTATTTAGCAAGGAATGACGTAGAGATTGTCGAAAGAGAACTGTTATCAGCGCACCCTTGCGTGGACAGCCTAGACTCTGTACGTCAGCTTATACTTATGGACATGGCATTTAATATGGGTGTGCCAAGACTTCGTAAGTTTAAAAATATGTGGGCAGCAATACATGCTGAAGACTTCCCTACCGCAGCAAAAGAAATGCTTGATAGCAGGTGGGCAAAGCAAGTAAAATCACGTGCAACTAAATTAGCAAACGCTATGCACAACGGAGAGTTTTAATATGGCTAGACAGCTAACCGAAAAACAACAGATATTACTTAATGTATTATTTGAAGAAGCAAATGGCGACTTAGTGCAAGCTAAGAAGTTAGCTGGCTATGCAGATACTTCTAGCACGTCAGAGATTGTAAAAGGATTGAAAGAAGAAATCCTTGACGCAACGCAGATGTACATGGCACGTAACGCACCTAAAGCTGCGATGGCTATGGTAGGCGGTCTATATGACCCAACTGAACTGGGTATCCGTGATAAGATGTCAGCGGCTAAAGAACTACTTGACCGCACTGGTCTAGTGAAAACTGAGAAGATGCAGGTAGAAGCATCCGGTGGTGTTATGCTTATGCCACCTAAAGCAATCGTAGAGGATGATGACTAATGCAAACAGATGCTGAAAGAGCGAGAAAAGAAGAACGTCTGCGTTTAGAAAAACTTAGGCAGACAAGTGGCGCATATGATGACTCAGTTATGCGAGAAGCACGTAAAGATACTACGTCACGTAAAGGTAAAAAACAAGTTAAAGTAAGAAAAGAAGCTACCGAAGACTTGGCACGTAAAGCTAAAAGACAAGCTAATGCAGCAAAGCGTGGAAAGACTAATACTGCAGTACAGGTTGGTAACGACAGAACAGGTACTATAGATTACAGAACATCTGGAATGACAAAAACTACTGAAGATAATCGTAAAAACAAATGACACGCAGTATAGGCAAGTGGAAGCTACCACAGCCAACAGACATTAAAGAAGAAAACGAATGGGTACAGA